GTCTTTTTAATCTTACTTGCTTGAGTTTCAATTTCTTTTCTTAGTCTTTGGGCTTCTCCTGATGGATTAGCTGCTAAAAAGTTAGAAGCATTTTTCATAATGATAGAACCTAACTCTAAAAACAGATCTTCAAAAGGTCTAATGTTTTCTTTATACTTTTTGGCAACGTCTTCCTTATCAAACTTTTTAACTAATGCAGCTTCTTTAGGACCAACTTGTTTAGCCAAGGATCTCATGTTTAAACTTTTCTTATCTCCGTATGCCCATCTTCTAAGCAAACCTTCTTTTACATCCTGAGATAGTTTTGGAAATTCTTTATCTATTAATTCTCGCCACCACATTTCATGATATCTTGAAACCTCATCACCGTCGTTTAAGCCGTATCTTTTTTCTAAAGCATTAACCTGATTAATAAACTTTTTCTTATTTGCAGTAAAATCTAAATCTCTTTGTAATTGAATTACTTTTGGAGGTATAATTTTAAATGTTTTACCAATATCAGATTTTACCTTTTGGAGTATGTTTGTTATTTCTTTAGCAGGTTTATTATTTGTACCTATGATATTACCTTTACCATCAGTTTCTTTTATTCCATGAAACTGTATAACATCTCTATCATAATGAATAACATTTGGGTTTAATGAATAGATCAATTCCATATTCATAAAATCTTTTCCATTCTTAAAATACTTTTCTTGGTCTGCTGGTGAAAGTTTTCTTAATAGCTTATCTAAATCTTTAGCAGCCAAAATAAATGTTTCTTCAACTAGCTTTGATGCATGCCCGGTAAACATATCAATAGTACCTGATAGATCTAATGGGTTTGCCATCTGCCCTTTATTTCTAGCAAATTTTACTTTACCGTCTTGTATAGTTACAAATAAGTTTTGGCCATCAGTCTTTTCGGTAGGCTCTTCTTCAAAGTTTAACTGCCCCCTAAGACCAGCATCAACCATTGCTTTAAAATCACCGAATGTTAACTCTTTATTATCGAATGGATGCTGCATATGACCTGCGGCTCCACCTTCAAACAAAAATGGCTGACTTTTGTCAGTCAGCCACTCTTCAAACAATTTTATATGTTTCATTTAGTTTGTTTTTATTATGATCCCATAGTAGATTGTAAAGCTCCAACCATTGCGCCGTAATCTTCACCGTACTTATCAATTAAACCATCAGCAGTTTCAGTTGCTTTAGTTTCATCAAAGTCATCTCCGAATGCATCCTTTAACATTTTCATTGCATATTCTTTAAATTGGTCAGCTGATTTAATCTCTGCCTCATTAACTTTACCTAATTTATTATTAGCAAGTTTTCTGAACTTTTCAGCAATTGAATCATCGGCCAATACTTCTTCCTCTTCTTTAACTAGTGGAATTTCAATACCGTCCTCAGATACATCGTTTGGTGAATCAGGAATTACTTCAGTAACCTTTTGATCTGGTGTAATTAATTCTTTACCTTTACCTTCAATAGATTTAGGTTTACCCATATCCATTATATCTCCTGCAATACCTGCAGCAGTTTCTGGTCCGTCACCTTTAATTGCAGGAATTGCAATCCCATCATCTCCGGCAATTTCATCAGCAATTTCATCGCCTTCAACTTTAGTAATTACTTCACCAACAGCTTCTTCTACAGATTCTTCTTTTTTATCATCTTCATCTTCAAAATCTTCGCCGTCATGTGTTTTAGATTTGTCGCCTTTGTTTCCACCTAATACAACATCGTCGTACTTTTCATTTGCAGATTCTTCTTTTTTATCATCTTCATCTTCAAAATCTTCGCCGTCATGTGTTTTAGATTTGTCGCCTTTGTTTCCACCTAATACAACTCTATCATAAGCCTCATTTACAAAAGATGAGAAAGACATAATTTTAGATTCATTTTTATCTTCTTCTTCTTCGTCGTATTCAACATCTTTCTTTAGAGCATCAATTTCTTCATCATCAGATTTAACAGCCCCTTTATAATGGTCAGCTTTTTCTTTATCATCTTCAGAATCAACTTTCTTATCTCCTTTATCTTCTAATTCATCCCCTTCTTTTTCATCTTCTATACCTTTAGCTTCTTCGCCTTCAGCAAGAGGATCAGCCGAGGCTGCCATAGGAACAGCATAATCTTCAGGTTCCTCATCATCATCATGATAAGAAATGTTTTTATTAATAGTTTCTTCTTTTTCTTTAATGAAATCTTCAAAGGCCATTATTCTTCTAGTAGCTTTTGGAGTATCTACTTCTTCATTTTCAGAATCATCATCCTCAACATCAACACCGTCTTTATCTTCTACTTCTGGAGCCTCAGCTGGAACTTCTGCTGTAATTTCTTGATCATCAGAAACTTCTTCACCTTCTTTATCTTCTAGAGATTTAGTAGCACCAATTTTATTTACTTCGTCTTCGATATCTTCAGCAGTATCTTCTTCAACTTCAGCAACTTCAGAATCAGTAGCAACAACTTCTTCATCACCTTCTTTATCTTTAGTGCCTTCTAAGGATTTAGCTTTACCTTTGGCTTTCATTTCATCTTCAATATCTTCAGCTCTATCTTCTTCAACACCATCCTCAGATATATCATTACTTTTAGCAAATGTCTTAGACATTGCTTCGAGTTTAGAAAGAAGATCTTTTTCCTTCTTTAACTCTTCTATACTGTCAAAACCAATCTTTTTGATCAATTCATCAACAGCTTCTTTTGTTACTTTTGCAGACTCATTGATCGGTTGATCTTTTGCAGTCATAGCAGAAAACTTTTTGATTGACTTCATTTTAGTTATTTTATTTTTTTTATATATCCATGTCTTAGTGAAAAGATATTCTATATTAGAATCTTATGTTCTGAACTTCGAATGGAAACTTTTCTTCTTTATATATTGTTCGCCTAGCAATACCATGGCGGTAGATATAGTTAACCCAATCATGGTCTTCGGTCTTATATCTAAAATCATCTATAAAATCATAGATTTTAACTACGTCCTTAGATGAATGCTTTCTTAATCCTCTACCAATACTTTGTCTAATAATTACTTCAGACTTAAAGCTTTCAGTAAAAAAGATATTATGTATGTTTTTAATAGAAATACCAGTAGAAAAGGTACCGTAAGATGCTACAATAATAACATCATCATTTTTTTCCATACGGCTTTTAAATTCTTCTCTTATATCTACATTAACAGATCCATCTACATAATAAACTTTTTTGTCAGTTATATGTCTTAATTTATTGTATAACTTTTCACCGTATGCAATCTTATGAAATAGCACTAATGAATTTGATGTAGATTTTTTAATTACTTGACAAACAAAATCTAGTCTCTTTTCACTTTGATTTATAAAGTTTTGTTCTAATCCAAATAATTTTTGTCTATCTTGTGGATTTTTAGATAAAAAAGAAAAAGATTCTTTTTGTGCATCTGTTGCATAATCCATATGAAGTTGCATAACCTTACAGCTGGCTATATAACCTTCCTCCTGTAATTGATTTGCTTTAACTTGTGTAACTAAAGGTCCCATAGCAGACATTAAGCTTAATCTATTAACAGTTCCCTTTTTAGGAATAGTTCCACTTAAACCAAATCTAAAATCACAATGCCAACATTTATCCATAATTTTTTGGATAGAGTTAGCTTTTGCTTTATGCGTTTCATCTACAAAAACAGCATCAAATTGACTAAAATATTCCTCGTCTTTTTTAACCAAGGATTGATACGTCCCAATTACTAGATTAGAACTTTTTCTTATTTTTACTCCAGCATATATTTGTTGTGTCTTTAAAGGAATTCCTACTTTATTGTATTCATCAAAATCACCTGTTGCTTGTAATACTAAATTTACATTAGGAACTATCATTAAGATTTTTTTCTTTCCTAATTTATCCATAAGATATGCAACGACCATAAAAGATATTAAAGTTTTACCTGCAGATGTTGCAAGCTCAGCCAAACATCTTCTATACTTTAAAATTTTAAATGCTGCATCTATTTGATATTCTCTAGGTTTAAAATCAGGTTGGCTTTTAAAAATTTCAGTTACCCATAATCTGAATTCGTCTTCTTTAATTTCAGTATCAAAAATATTAGTTATATTATTAAGAGAACACTGAAAATCATAATCTTTACATATATCTAATATTTCTTTCCATAAACCAGCAGGGATCTTATTTCTTTTTACAAATGATACATTACCGTCCCACACTCTCTTTTTAACTAAAGGGTGAAAGCGCCAACCTTCAATCTTTTTAGTTAAACTACTTTTTAGTTGTTCATACTCTAATTCAGTACAAGCATCAATAACTAAAAACTTTTTATTTTCCGAGAGTGATAATTCCATTAGTATTCTTTATCGTCTAAACTAATTCTATTTCTTATTGCAAATGCTAAATTATCGCAGGTCTTTATGCATTCTTGATAATAATCCATATGAGATTGAAGCATTTCCATCTGTGTTCTTAAATGTGATAAATCAGCTTTTATGAAAGCAACCTTTTCTCCACTGGTTAATTTAACATCATAGTCAATTGAATATTCCCTATACTTAATCTTATAATATCTGTCGTATGCCGCTTGCCTTTTTTGTTTAGTAGTTTTAAAATCTGTAATCTTATCTAATAAAATTTGCCTATAAGATAGCATGTTTACTTGGCACTCCGCTAAATTACGAACTTCTTTTAATAGACCAACTAAGTTACTTATTTTTATTTTCCAATCATTTCTATCTTTAGCTAATCTTATTGCTAACTCTTCATTAGCTTCACCAGTAGCTGAATCTTTATAATCCATTAAAATATACCTTTATCATTATTAATCTTTTTAAAACCCTTTACTTTAGGTTGAAACCTCTTTTTTGGCTCAGGAATAGAAAACTTAGTTTCTATGTTACTTAATTTAGATTTATTAAAATTAGAAAATAACTTTAATTTTTTATTACTGTTTTCTAAATCTTTATAAAAGTCATCTACTTCTTCGCTCACAAAATTATTATAATTTTTTAAATTCATCATATGTAAATAATATCTAATGAATCCTTTGTAAAATATTTATCAAGGTCTCCTAAGCACCCAGATCGATTAGTATACTCCCATTTTACTAAATCGTTTAAATCTTTTACTTTTCTTTTAGGAATGTCAAAATCCTTTAACAACTTATCCCACATAAATACAGTTTGGCCGCCTTTTAATTTTTCTATCATTCTGCTTTTACCTTCCAAATCATTATCAAAGAAATATCTTGCAGTAGGTATTTCATTAAATTCAATTATTTGTTTTTTAACTCCGGTTAAGCCTATAGAATTATTCATAAACATTGCATCTATAGGACCTTCAAAAATAGAAAAGTCCCGTGACATATCAACTGTTAATATTCCAAATAACATTGATATTTTATTTAAGTTATCTAGCTCTTCTTCTGTAACACTTAGATTTAATTTTAACCTATCATATATTCTTTCAATATTCCACGTTTTATATTTAGGACCACCATTGCCACCTAAGTCTCTGGTTTGGAATCCTAATATTTTACCCTCAGGAGTTAAATTAAAAACATACAGTTCTCTACGCCTAGGATCAAATCCAAATCTTTCTGTCTTATGATGGAGTAATCTACTTTTTAAATAAGGGTACGCTTGATATGTTAACGTGTTAATTGGATATACATTAAAACCTAATGCTATTTCATCAAAAGTTAATGCTAATTCTTTTGCTTTATCAAAAAGATAAAAATCTAGATTTTCACCTAATGAAAAATGTTTTCGGTTTTCTTTAATATAATTAATAACATTAACTCTATCATCACCTTCAAAATTTTCATTATGTTCTGCTAGGAATACATCTAAAGATGCATGTGCAGAGCAATTATAACAATGAAAGAATAAATCGTTCCAATAAATGTTACCTCTCTTTTTTCTAGGAGTGTCATGCGAATCACCACAATAAGGGCAGGCAAAATTTAACCTACCTTTACTCTCCAGTATTCTTCTTTTTTCTGGGTGAGTATGGTTAGTATGAAGAACTCGGACCACCTTATCAATGATCCGAGCTTTCATTTCAGAAGATATTATTACTTCTTCTGCCATACTTATTAAAGATCTAAACCATTAATGAAATCATCAAAGTCATCTTTCTTTTCTTCGCCTGCTGCAACAGGTTCAGCTTTAGGAGTTTCCTTTGTTTCAGTTGTTGCCTTTGTGGCAGCAGCCTCAGTAACTTTAGTATTTACTGGCGCTGGTTTTGATCTAGTGATATTTTGAATTGAATCACCAGGGGATGTAAATTGAGATAATACATTCATTACCTTTCCTCGTATTACATCATCCCATGCTTTATAACCCCAAGTTGTTAAATCAGGAGCATCCTTTAATAAATCCAATATTGCTTTACGGCTAGCATCATCATCAGATACTGCTTCACCATTGATTGTCATTGGAGATTTATTACCGTGGAATTTACTTGAATCATAATTAGGGAATCCACCTTTCTTTGAAATTACCAATTCAAAATTCTTTCCTTCAAATGGATCAAATACTTGAGTAGGTTCATCAAATTGCGGATTCAGTTCTTCATCAATTTTAGTTTTGATTTTATAACCAAACTTCATGATTTTAACTTGTCCTTCTAGATCTCTATTTTGTGGATCTTTTATGATTTGTACCAATGCATAGAATACTTCTCTACGCTTTAAACCTTCTGACATCTTTTTGTCAACAGCAGATTCAGAGTTTCTTAGTTTAAAGAACATATCCTGTACAGGACATTTTTCTCCAACGGTTGAAGGGGAATCAGCGAAAAAGCCGTTTCCTTCTCTGTCTTCTAGCCAGTAGACATACTTTCTTTCAAATGGTTTTCTTGGGTTTTTAGCATTAGGTAGAAACCTAATTAAAGAACGGTAAGTTCCGTCCTGTCCTTGATCTGGTTTAGGTGAATAAAGATCACTCCCTGCGGAAGATGGTCTTTCACCAGTGTCTAAATCTTTTACACTTACGTTAAAAATGTCAAATTCGTTTGCCATGTTAATTGCCTTTTTTTGTTATTAATTTATGTTATGATAACAAACCTCCGTATCTAAACGCCTTTTAATTTATTGCCTATTTACTTCGCCTTGTTATCGCCTTTTAAAAGTACCAAACTTTTTAGTACCTTTGTTTATTATATATCTCACAAGACAGTTTGTTTCAGACTATTTGTACATTTTTATCTATTATTGCAGTAATATCTCTTTCTCTTAAACTTAATATAATTTCTTTATTGTATTTAATTTCCATGCCTGCTAAATCATGAAAAAGAACCTTCATTCCTATTTTAAAATCAGTATCTTTAACAGATTCCCCTATTCCTATTATAGTACCTGCATAAGGTGGAGCAAACTGCCCGTCTTTTTTTAATAAAATTATACTACCTTTTTTGTCAGGTTGCTCATCCTGTTTTAAAAATATTCTATTTCCTAAAGGTTTTATCATTTTATTTTAATTTTTTTTATAGAAAGCTGAAACAAAATTACTAAGTTGCAATATAATTTTTAACTATTCAATGTTAGAAAAGTATCTAGTTACTAGCTTTTAAGGCTTTAAGTATAAAGTAGGCATCAACGATGTCATCAATGGGTTTAGGTATTTTTGTGCTGAAGTCTTTTCCTTGGCACCATTTCCAAAGTTTAGTGTTCCTTAAGCTCTTATCATTAAGAACATCATTTTGGAATGCTTCAGCCATATAATGTTTATTAGCATTTCCTTTCCCAGCTAACTTTTTTACATGAGATGGTTGATATACTGATAAATTTTCAATAGCATACTTATCAATTAATTCCTTTCTTAAAAAAGTATTATATTGAATAATATCTATAAATGAATTACCCTTAGAACCATAAGAGAATCCTTCTAATGCAACAGATACCTTATCCCCTTCGAATAGTGTAGAAAAAATTCCAACCATTAGTGAACTAATATTACCGGCATCTTCTAACTTCTGTCTTTCTCTTGGCAAAAATTCTTTACTCGTAACTTCTCTATTATATGGAAATCCTAACAGAGCATTACTATCCATTAATTCTTTATGTACACTAAATGCTTTTGGTATTTTTTTACCTTCTTCATCCCATATACGCTTTCCATAATTAAAAAAAGTTATAAAGTGGTATTTCCCGTCAGATGTCTCTACACATGCACCTGGGCTATTTAAAGAAAAATCAATTCCTATTCGAATCATTATAATTATATTCTCTTGCCAATGACTGCACCTAATGCAGCACCTACAAGACGTGAGGTTAATAAATCATAAAGAGCACCTTTAGTAACACCTAATACTTTAGCTACTGCTTTACCTATAGTTTTTCCTAATGCAAATCCAGTTAATCCACCAAATATGCTTCCTAGAATACCTTCATTAATTATTTCTTCAACACATTCTTCTAAGTTCTTACCTTCTTTTTGTGCTTCCAATATTCTATCAACAGTTGAATCTATTGCAGCTTCCTGTTCTTCCGTAAGGTCATGTGATTCATTTAGTAGATTCATAATGTCAATTGACTCATTATGATTTTCAGTTAAATAATCTTTAAAGGTTTTCATTTGTATTCTTTATTTGTTTATATATTAGGTTATGTTAACTACTACATCCAATATGTTATAACCGAATGTAACGTCAAAGGTTTGAAACTCTATAGTGTTACTTGAAAAGTTTAGATCCAACGCACCTATTTCTGTAATAAACATATCTTTAAGTTGAACTGTTACAAATACAGTACCATCAGCATCTAACATTTGTACACCAACGCCTTCTGGTAAATAAGGGTGCTTCCCGCTTAATTTATAATAATAATCAAACATTTCAACAGCCATCCAATAATTAACATACCCATCAAATGCTTGCATTGTAACAGTCATAGTCTTATCAAACAATTGTTGCTTTGGTACACTAGATCTAAATGCTCTCTGATTACCTGGATAATCTACTTGTGTGACAGCGTCAAATGAAGGCCCTGGTAAA